CTAAGCTCAGTGAAGGTGAGTTTGTCTTTCCTGCTGATGTGGTTCGCTTCATTGGTCTGCAAACATTGATGAAGCTGCGTGACAAAGCTAAGATGGGTCTTCAGCGCATGAATGACATTGGTCAGATGGGTAATGCTGAAGAAGTTCCAGATGGTGAAGCTTTGTTTGGTGGTGAAGAAATGGACGATGACATGTTCTCGTCTGAAATTGATTCGATCATGGCAGAGGAAGATTGATCATGTCATGGGATGAAGCTTATCAACAATACTATAGTGCTCTGAAAAGTGGCAATATAAATGAACAGACTATTCGTAATTCATATGACAATCTTAATTCTGATTTTTCAAACAGGATTATAAATATTAAATCAGAACTTGATGCTCAACAGGCTGCTGGTTCAAAGGAATTCTATACTGTTGGTAAAATATCTGTTGATAGCGCAACATGGGATATGGCGTTTAGACTTGCTGAAGCAGGACTATCGTCTGTTCAGGATATGGGTAAGCGTACAGTTGATCAGCGGTATGTTGATGAGGGTGGTGAAGGAACACAATCTGTCACTCAATATTACAACAAAGCAACAGGTGAAGACATAACCAATAAATGGAACGGCCTTTCACAAGGCAGTGACCGTACAAACTACAACCTACACTTCACCGACGATGGTATGGTTATACCCTACACGACTAGGGAGTCAAGTAGTTGGGTTAAGTTCAGAGAAAGTACATTGAAGCCTATTGCTGGTATTGCATTAGCAGCTTATGGTGTTCCTTATGTTTCAGGTGCGTTGGCTGGTACAACCATTGGTGGTGTCACTTTAGCTAAAGGTAGTGCCGCTTTAGCTGCTGCCTCTTCTGCTGCTGTATCAGGTGGTGTTTCTTTGCTTTCTGGAAATAGTTTTGAAGACGCTTTGAAGAGCGCTCTAACTAGCGGCCTCACTGCTGGTGCTGCCGCAGGCTATGCTGACAAGATTGGTCAAAGCCTTGGTTTCGACGCTGGTAGCGTAGCATCTAAAGCTGCTGGTAATGCTGTTGTTGCTGCCGTTAAAGCAGGCGTTACAGACGAGAATGTTATACAGAGTATGGTGACATCGGCTGTTGCCACATACTTGTCTAATAAGGAGCCTGCCTTTGATGCCACAGAACGAGAAGGTTCTCTTGCTAAACCGTCTTTCGACGACTCGGAAATGACTACAGACTTTGGTTCTGGTGCTGACTATTCGCTGACCAGCAATCTGAAGTTCCCGTCAACCGAAGGCATCAATGTGGACAATCGAGCAATCGGTGACAATTACGATTTGACTGCTGGTACTACACCGTTTGAAACAGGCCTACAAACTACATCACCTAATCTGACAGCAATGGGGGGTGGTCAAGGTATCACTATTGGTAGAAATGATGGTACTATATTATCCGGCACAGACTTCACCACTGGACCTTCGATCAAAGACGTTGAGACTGCTGTAAAGATTGGTGGAGTGTTGATGGCTGGTGATGCGGTTATTAATAGCACTATCGGGTCTTCATCCGTAACAAAGCCTCCTTTATCAGATGAAGAAATTTATCGTGATGCTCCGCTTGCTGGCTTCAAGATGGTGAAGTATGAAGACTCTGCCACAGGTGCAAGTAAGTATGTTCCATTTATTGGTGAAAAAGCTTTGCTGTTTCCTCCTGCTGGATACACTAAGTCTTCATTTGCTAAAGGTGGCTTTGTCACTAGACGGAACTAAGCTACAATAAGAATACCAAAGTCTGTGGTGGGCAGACTGGTACTTAATAACACCCACCATCATTGGCTACCTGACTCCGAGACAACATAGTCTCCTACAGTGCAGCCCCAACTTAAAAGGTATTTATGTCTGAAATGGTTATGGAACAGAAGACCGTGGTCGTCCCCTTTGGTAAACGCAACGCCAACCGTGAGCGTATCGAACGAGAAGAAGCTGAGCTTAAACAACTCAATGACGAAAATGTTAACGGTAAGTCTTCTTCTGAAGATAACGCTGAAGACGATAGCAACTTGAGCGCTGAAGAGAAGAGCTTCAAGAAACGCTATGGAGATCTTCGTCGTCATTCACAACAACAAGCGCTGGCTTTGCAGAAACAAATTGACGAGTTGAAGCAACAGCTTACACAGTCTACCGAGCAACAGATCAAGCTACCAACAAGCGAAGACGAACTGGCAAATTGGGCGCGAACCTATCCTGATGTTGCAAAGATTGTTGAAACCATTGCCATCAAGAAAGCCAAAGAACAAACAGCAGCGCTTGATGAGCGCTTCAAAGCCTTAGACGAGCGAGACAAACTGACAGCACGAGAGAAGGCTGAACTTGAGTTGTTGAAGCTGCATCCAGACTTTGACACCATCCGAGACACCGATGACTTCCACAACTGGGCAGACGAACAACCAGCTTGGGTACAACAAGCTTTGTATGAGAACGATACAGATGCTCGTTCTGCTGCTCGTGCCATTGATCTGTATAAGGTTGATCGCAACATTGGTAAAGCGAAACCGAAGAAGGAAACTTCTGGTGCAGCAGAGAGCGTCAATGCCCGTGGTAGCCGATCAACACCAGTGAGTCAGGACAATGACGGTGTCATCTATGAGTCGCAAGTGAACAAGATGAGTTCTTTGCAGTACGAAAAGAACTTGGAAGCTATTCAAAAGGCTATGCAGACTGGTAAGTTTGTGTACGATATGAGTAGCGGCGCACGATAATAGTTGACACGGACACAAAAAGTCTGATATAACTTTACTTAGGACGAAAAGGGTAGCTCCCCTGACAGTGCTGACTCACTGCCTAGTCCTTTATTAAACCTAGTCAGGGGTCGTTATGAATGAGATGAAGACTTGTCGCGTGTGCGGTGAGACTAAGTTGTTGAGTGAGTTCGGTAAATCTGGTAAAGCTACAGGCGCTGGTTACAAAGCTGTATGCAAGATTTGTTTGGCTAAGAAACTTAAAGATTGGCGTGTTGCTAATCCTGAGAAAGCTAAAGATCAAGATAGACGATTCCGTAACAACAATAAGGATAAGATTAAGGTCAAGAATCAGAAACGATATGCGAATCTGACGCTTGACGAAAAGTTTGACCAGTTGGTAAAGACCGCTGGTAAACGAAAGAATAAGAAGTGTTTTATCACTGTTGAACATCTTCATGATGTTTGGCAGAGACAAGAAGGTCTATGTGTTTACACTAAGTTGCCGCTGACTAGCGAAGGCCACCAACTTAATACAGTAAGCCTAGACAGAGTAGATAGTAGCAAAGACTATACGGTTGATAACATCCAACTAGTCTGTGTTCCTATCAATAGGATGAAGCTTGATTACACTGAAGATCAGTTTATTGAGCTTTGTCGTTTAGTAACGCATAACGTAAGTAAGCAGACAACCTAGTTGATCTAGCCTATGCCAACCTCTTTAGCTAGAAGAGGTTTGTCATACACCTAGTTGATACAGCCCTGTGGAACTTGAGTGAGCGTATTTTAGTATATGCCATACATTTATCTATAAGGAACTTATCATGGCTTTCCCATCCGCTGCCGGTTACGGCAATCTGCCTAATGGCAATTTCTCTCCAGTCATCTACAGTAAACAGGTGCAATTGGCCTTCAGGAAGGCATCCACCGTTGAAGACATCACCAATAGCGATTACTTCGGTGAAATTGCTAATATGGGGGATAGTGTAAAAATAATCAAGGAGCCGGAGGTTAGCGTCCAAGCTTACGCTCGTGGTACTCAGATCACTGCGCAAGACCTCGACGACGAAGACTTCACCTTGGTTGTTGACCAAGCTAACTACTACGCCTTCAAAATCGACGACATCGAAGCTGCTCACTCTCACGTGAACTTCATGCAGATGGCATCGGACCGCGCTGCCTATCGTCTGCGTGACAACTACGACCAAGACGTTCTGGCTTACTTGGCTGGTTACGCTCAGTCGGCAAAGCATGCTGTTGGCGACACTGCCCGTACCACTGCTCCCGGCACTAAAGCTGTTGCCTCTGCTGGTTCTGACGAACTGTTGTCTACCATGAAGCTGAGCCGTCCCAACTTCGGCAACCTGACTAGCGCTGGTTCTGCTGGTGACTCCATCCCTCTCGCTCCACGTTTCCCCGGTGCTACTGGCGCTTCCACTACCACTGTGTCTCCCCTGACCGTGATTGCCCGTATGGGTCGTCTGTTGGATCAGCAGTTCGTTGACACTCAAGGTCGTTGGTTGGTCGTTGACCCCGTGTTCGTTGAGATGTTGAAGGACGAAGACAGCCGCCTGTTGAATGGTGACTTCGGTGGTTCCGGTCTGCAAAACGGCCTGATCCTGAACAACCTGCACGGCTTCCGTATCTATGTGTCGAACAACACACCCAAGATCGGTACTGGTCCCGGTACTTCTGGCACTTCTGCTCAGTCCACCAACTTCGGCGTGATTGTTGCTGGTCATGACTCTGCTGTGGCAACTGCTCAACAGTTGACAAAGACTGAGACATATCGTGACCCCGACAGCTTCGCTGACATCGTGCGCGGTATGCACCTGTATGGTCGTAAGATCTTGCGTCCTGAAGGCATCGTGACTGCCAAGTACAACGTGGCCTGATGAAACAGGGGAGGCTCACAAGGCTTCCCCGTTTATATATTTACACATAAAGGAAATTTAAAATGGCTACCATTACAACTCTTGCTGCTGGCGCTACCGCTGGTCGCACTGCTGGCTCCGTGCCTTATCTGGTTGACTTCAACCTCAACTTCGCCACTGCTGTTACAGCAAATGGTGGGGCTTTGGCTGCTGCTGACGTTATCGAGTGCATCCGTGTTCCCGCCAACACCGTCATCTTGAATGCTGGTATCGAAATCACCACCGTCCTCGCTGGTGAGTCGAACGACACCACTTTCGATTTGGGTGTTACTGGCGTTGACGCTGATGTGTTCGTTGACGGTTTTGATGCTGACGCTGCTGCCGCTGGTGCTTATGCACAGAACGCTGCTGCTTTCCAGCCTGTCGTGATTGGCGCTACTGCTGACACTATCGACTTGTTGATTGCCACTGCTACCACTGCACCTACTGCTGGTGTTGCTCGTGTGTGGGCTGTGTTGATGAACGTCGATGGCCGCATTGCTGCCGACGAAGTTGACCGCGACCAGTTGGCCTAATCTTTTAGGCTAACCTAAGAGGGAGGGTCTTTCACGAGGCTCTCCCTTTTTGTTATTAAATAATTTAAGGAACCATTATGTTCAACAATATTGCACAATCCACTGATAAAGTATCTTCAGGACTTGTGTGTGGCTCTAAGCCAGAAGCTAAGGCTAAGGCTGGTGGCGTGTACAAAATTCAGTGCGTAGGCGCTGACGGCAATGTTAAGTGGGAAGATGAGATGCACAACCTCGTCGTCAACACTGGTCTGCAAAGCATGGTGGCGGTGTATTTGGACGGCGCAACGCAGATCACTACTTGGTACATTGGCCTGATCACTGGTCCCGGTTCCGGCACTACCATCGCTGCTGGTGACACACTGGCATCGCACGCTGGCTGGACTGAGTTCACCAACTACACAGGCAACCGCAAGACTGCCACGTTCGGCACAGCAACAACAGCCGATCCTTCGGTAATCGACAACACAGCCTCTCCTGCTTCGTTCGCCATTACTGGCGCTGGTGGCACTGTTGCTGGTGCGTTCTTGGCAAGCGTTGATACTGGTACATCTGGTACGCTGTTCTCGGCATCGGACTTCCAGTCGCCGGGTGACCGAGTGGTTGTGTCGGGCGACACATTGAATGTGTCGTACACTTTTAGTCTTGATGCGGCTTAATAGGGTGTCACTCTGATTTAAGTGCGACACCCGTTTCGGCGGGTGTTTTTGTTTGGAGAATTGACATGAAAATCGACTTTGAATTTGACACCCCCCACGGCTTGTTTCGTGATGCTTTGCATTTGCCAGATGACCACGCATTCACTGATGAAGACATCCAAGCCATGAAGCAGCAGCGTGTGGACAACTGGATTGCTGTGGTGACTGCTCCTCCTGTTGAAGAAGTGATTGA